GTGGGAAAAAGCCTACGTCACAGGCCTCAAACTGCTGGGCCTGCAGATCGAAGAGCGCACAGAACCGTGGGATGGCGCGTCCGGTGTGTTCCACCCGATGATCACAGAGGCGGTTGTCAGGTTCCAGTCAGAGACGATCACGGAAACTTTCCCTGCGCAGGGCCCCGTACGGACCAAAATCATTGGTAAAGAGACGCCCGAGAAGAAGGACGCAGCTATGCGCGTCCAAGAAGACATGAATTTCCAGCTCACGGAGGTCATGCAAGAGTTCCGCCCAGAGCACGAGCGCATGCTGTGGAGCCTGCCAGCCACCGGTTCAGCGTTCAAAAAGGTCTATTTCGACCCCAATTTTGGGCGTCAAACGTCGATGTTTATCCCTGCGGAAGACATCTTGCTGCCCTACGGCACCTCGGACATCCAGACTTGCTACCGCGTCACGCACGTCATGCGCAAGACCGAGAACGAGATCATCAAACTCCAGCAAGCTGGCTTTTACTGCGACGTGGACATTGGCTCTCCTGACAAAGCGATCGACGAGATCAACAAAGCCAAGGACAAAGAAACCGGTTTTGCTGATTTGAACGATGAGCGCTTCACGCTGCGTGAAAGCCACGTGGATTTGGTGATCAAGGGTGACCCGCTGTGCGCCAAAGACGATGACGGCAAGCCGTCAGGCGTTGCAATGCCGTACGTGGTGACCTACTTGCGTGGCACCAACATCGTGCTGGCCATCCGCCGCAACTGGGACGAAGACGACAGCCTGCACTTGAAGCGTCAGCACTTCGTGCACTACCAATACATCCCCGGGTTCGGTGCGTATGGCTTCGGCCTGTTCCACCTGATCGGTGGGTTCGCCAACTCGGCCACCAGCTTGATGCGCCAGTTGATTGACGCGGGTACGCTGTCCAACCTGCCCGGTGGTTTGAAGTCCCGTGGTCTGCGGATCAAGGGTGACGACACGCCGATCGCCCCGGGCGAGTTCCGCGACGTGGATGTGGGTTCGGGCACGATCCGCGACAACATCTTGCCGCTGCCTTACAAAGAGCCGTCGCAAACTCTCTACTCCTTGCTGAACACCATCGTGGAAGAAGGCCGTCGCTTTGCCGCGACCGCTGACATGAAGATCAGCGACATGGGGGCCAACGCACCTGTGGGCTCCACGCTTGCGCTGCTGGAGCGTCAACTCAAAGTCATGACGGCCGTTCAGGCCCGTGTGCACTTCGCCCTGAAGCAAGAGTTGCAGTTGCTGGCTGTGATCATCCGCGACTACACAGACACCGAGTACACCTACGAGCCCGATGGTGAGGCCAGCCCACGCGCCAAGAAGAGCGACTACCGCCACGTTGACATCCTGCCCGTGAGCGATCCGAACGCAGCCACGATGTCTCAGCGTGTGGTGCAGTACCAAGCTGTGATCCAGTTGGCGCAGATGGCCCCAGATATTTACGACTTGCCCAAGCTGCACCGGGGCATGCTGGATGTGCTGGGCATCAAGAACGCCGACAAGCTCGTACCGCTGGACGAGGATCAAAAGCCGACCGACCCCGTGTCTGAGAACCAGAACGTGCTTAAGGGTAAACCCTTAAAGGCGTTTCAGTACCAAGACCATCAAGCCCACATTCAGGTGCACATGTCGGCCATGCAGGACCCGATCATTGCTCAGTTGGTTGGCCAAAACCCCCGCGCTCCACAGATCATGGCAGCGATGCAAGCACACATCGCTGAGCACGTTGGCTTCGGTTACCGCCAGAAGATAGAGCAGCAGTTGGGTATGCCCCTGCCGCCCGAAGGCGAGCAGTTGCCACCGCAGATTGAGCTGGCTTTGTCGGGAATGATGGCCCAAGCCGCACAGCAAGTGTTGCAACAAAACCAAGCGCAAGCCGCTCAGCAGCAAGCCCAGCAGCAACAGCAAGACCCTGTTGTACAAATGCAACAGAAGGAACTCCAGATCAAGCAAGGCGAACTGGCTCTCAAGGAGAAGAAGCTCCAGATTGATGCTGCGGCCAAGGCTGATGAGCTGGAACTCAAGGAAAAGGCACTTCAGGTTGACGCCGCCTACAAGGCCGACAAGCTGGAAGCTGACCAAGAACGTGACGGCGTCCGTATGGGCGTTGACATCGCAAGAAGCAGGCAACAGGCTGCTGCCCAAAACCAAAGGAAAGGTCCCGGTAACCAATGATCTCCGAATTCGCACGCGTATTGCGCGAAAAAATACGTACCGACATGAACAACTACGCTGATGACTTGGCGGGTGGGGCGTGTCGCTCTTTCGACGATTACCAAAAACTCTGCGGCGTGATTCAAGGCCTAGCGACTGCAGAGCGTCACCTCCTCGACCTTGTAGAGAAAGTAGAGCAATCAGATGAGTGAAATCATTCTGCCTCCGGGCATCACACTGCCCAAACACATCCAGCCGATTGAAGCCCCCGAGGCCGAAGCGGATAACGAAACCAAAGCCTCAGCGCTGCCCATCCCAACCGGATACAAGCTGCTGTGCATCGTGCCAGAGGTCGATGAAAAGATCGCCGGTACGACTCTTGATTTGATTCGAGATGCCGCGACCATGCGTGCGGAAGAACATGCCACCACGGTGCTGTTCGTCATGCGGGTCGGACCAGACGCGTACAAAGACTCTACCAAGTTCCCCTCCGGGCCTTGGTGTAAAGAGGGCGACTTTGTGCTCGTGCGCACCTATACAGGTACGCGTTTCAAGGTGTTTGGCAAGGAGTTCAGGGTTCTGAACGACGACCAAATTGAATGTGTTGTGCAAGACCCACGCGGTTACACCCGCGCATAAGGAGCAGAAATGGACGCTTTTAAGTTCCCGGACGAACTGGACGACAACAAAAATGTCGAGCTGGAAGTCTCTACTGACAACGAGGTCGAAATCGAGATCGTTGACGACACTCCTGAAAAGGACCGTGGCCGCAAGCCGCTGGACCGTGAGGTGGTGGACCCCACCGATGACGAGATTGAGTCGTACTCTGATGGCGTCAAAAAACGCATCAAAGAGCTGACCCATGCGCGTCATGATGAGCGCCGGGCCAAAGAAGCCCTGCTGCGCGAGAAGCAAGAGCTTGAGCGACTTGCTCAGCACATGGTTTCAGAGAACAACCGCCTCAAGCAATATGTCAATACCGGCACTGAGCAGTACGCTGCATCACAGTTGTCGTTGGCAGAGACCGAGGTCGAGAAGGCCAAGCGCCAGTACAAGGAAGCGTACGAGTCTGGTGATTCGGACAAGATGGTCGCCGCACAGGAAGCCATGACCGACGCCAAGATGAAAGTGCAAGCCGCAAAAAATTTCAAGCCTACCCCTTTACAGGTGGAAGAAACTGCGGTACAAACTCAGCAAACGGAAGTACCCCGTCAAGAACTGGACGAAAAGACTGCACGCTGGCAGGCAAAAAACCAGTGGTTCGGTTCGCCGGGGTACGAGGAAGTCACCAGCTTTGCACTAGGGCTGCACCAAAAGCTAGTCAACACCGGGGTTGACCCCCGCTCTGATGATTACTTCGAGCGTATTGATGCTCGCATGAAGTCTACGTTCCCCGAAGTTTTCGGTGAAACGGAAGACCGGCCGAAACCCGGCGATGCCTCCCGACGACCTGCCTCGGTTGTTGCCCCCGCGACTCGTTCAACGGGCGCACGAAAAATCCAACTGTCCCCTACGCAAGTTGCGTTGGCGAAAAAGTACGGACTGACCCCGCAGCAATACGCTGCTGAAGTAGCAAAACTGGAGAAATCGAATGGCTGAAACAATCAACCGGAACCCCCGTGCCCTTGAGTCACGCGAAAAAACTACTCGCTACGTGTATACACCTGCGAGCGCACTGCCCGACCCGATACCTGAACCCGGAATGGTTTATCGCTGGATTGCGACACACGTTCTTGGTCAGCCCCAAAACACGAACGTGTCTACCAAGATGCGTGAAGGTTGGGAGCCGGTAAAAGCAGTGGACCATCCCGAGCTTATGCTTGAGGGTAATGCGAAGACCGGAAACGTCGAACTCGGCGGCCTCATGCTCTGCAAGATGCCACGTGAACGCGCACAAGCCCGTGACGAGTATTACGCCAAACAAGCACAATCTCAGATGGAATCTGTGGATAACAGTTTCATGCGAAACAATGACCCCCGCATGCCTCTGTTCGCTGACCGCAAGTCATCGACCAGTCGTGGTGGTGGTTTTGGTTCTGGTTCAAAGTAACAAGGAGTCCTTAAATGGCAACAACCGCTTCCCCCTACGGCCTGCGTGCCGTCAACCGTAACGACGGCATGGCATATGCTGGCGCTACAAGTCAGTTCCTGATCAACCCCGCAGGTCTGGCATCCAACATCTTCAACGGCCAAGTCGTTATCATCAACGCTGCAGGTTATGTCGCTTTGTCTACCGCCACCGGCGCTGACTTGACGACCAACAACCTCGGTGGTGCTGATGTCGGCGCTTTGGG